GGACATGGCTAAGAAGGCATGGGATTTAATAGAGGATTTAATAGCAGCACGTGAGCAGTACGTGGTAGTAGTTATACACCCATCACTAAATATAATTCAATGCGTCGGGCCATATGCCACAGAGAACCAACTGCGTAAAGACTACGGTAAACGAATCCATGCTTACGATAATAATTCAAAAGCTCATGTTGCGAAACTGCGACATCCTGATACAATTAACCTAGATTAGATTTTCTTCAACTGTTTGACAGTCCCTTTCCTGTCAAACAAAAACAACCCCCGTCGGTTCCTGTCCTGGCGGGGGTTGTTTTCTTTTCTAATTACATAGGTTTATTATCGGAACTGTAAAACCCAGTAGCATTAAACTGCACTGGTGGCGCGTCAAATACTCGCACTGCTATTTCACTACAACAGAATGGCGCGATACTTTCAGAGTGTATTGAACGCTCAACAATCAAAGCGTTATTACATACGTTACAGCGGTACTCATAACTAGGCATGAGGCTTACCTTTCTTAGACAGGAACGGATTATCGCCACCTAAGTGGCGACACAAACGACGCAACGCACCATCCACCTTGCGGTGAGCAGATGAGTCGGAGATGTTAAGGACTACAGCAAGGTCGGTATAAGTTAAGTTCTCAAAGAAGCGATACTGTAAAACGATACGATCATCAGGATCTAGCTTCTCTAGCCCTGCGCGTACATCAAAGAGTGATGCAACGTAGTTGCCACCTTCTGCTGGCGCACCGCCACCTGATACACGTGGCTTGGTAGTGTCAGCAGTTGGTGCTACGTTAGACCAGACATGCGGCAGCAACTCGGAGAGTAGGGCAGGTGAGTAGTACACCTCATCGCGTAGCTCATAACCTACTGCTTGCGCTTTAGCCTTGCGACAATAGCGATCAGCATGGCGGGAAAGAGTCTTAGCAAGCTGGTTGATGCCACCCTTGTAATCCTCAGGACTTTGCTCAGGGTTAAGCCATTGCGCCATCTTGTCGGGACGTGAGACGCACCAAAGGATAAGCTCCTGACGTAAGTCATCAATAGCAAAGTACGTGTGGTATCGCTTGTGTATTTGCTTAGCAACTTGCGACGCGATGTCAGTTGCTTCATCTAGCCAGGGCTTCACATGTCCCTAACGTCGTGCAATCGTTGCTGCTCAATGGTGTAACAAGGAATCGAGAAGTCGGTATTCCAATGTTCTTCCTTCTGTCCTTCATAGCCGTAAAGCCAGCCAACTATATGAGCAGTGTAATGATCTGGAAGAGTGACTAAAAAATACTTTCGAGTCGGGTCATCAGTCTTAGTAAGAATGAGGCGACCCGTAGTGTAAGTAGTAGTACGAATCTCATGGCCAGCCACGTCGCCAGTCTTGCGATCTTCAAAAAGAGTATGAGGAAACTTATCAAGCCATCGTGCCATAGCAATCTCGCCAAGTACACCTGAAATCTCACGTGCGATTGCTTCGACCCATGTCTTAGCAGCGCTACCAGAATGGTCATTACCTCTTGCTCTGTTAAAGTTGTACCTGCTGACCGCTTCATTGGTTGCCCACGCTACATCTCCTGCGCTTAACTTAACAATTACCATTTCCAGACTTTACCGTCCACAGTAAAAGAATTGTTTACGATAGGTACGAGCTGCGGCATGACTGTGTTGCCATTGACATGGAGTAATCCAAAGCCTTTGTTCCACGTGAACAGACCTGCTTTAATATAACGCGCATACTTGTAGTCCATGAGGTTGCCAACTTCCATACCCCATACAGTCTTAGTCTTGCCAGACCAGCCTTGAGTATGATGAGTCAGGCCCATACGATGCGTATGCCCACAGACTACGCTCATACCTGAGCGTTTGGCTAAGCCCAATGCGGTAGCTCCAGCAGTAGGTTGGACGTTACCTTCATCGCCGTGCATGAGTAGCCAGTTGGGTGCTAGTTCATATGGCCCATGATGGTAAGTAATGCCAAGGCTATCTAGCTTTAAGAACTTTTCAATCTCTAATTCAGGTAAGCCAAGAAAGCCAGGGGCTTTTGACTTGATCTTGTTATACAATCTGTCGCTATGGTTACTGCGAACAATATGATCTACCTGTAATTCTTCTAATAGTTTAACTGTAATATCTCGGTGACGACCTAAGTCACGTTGCCACTCACCTTCGCCGCCTTCTTCCCAACGGGAGATTTGCGGAAGATCTATCTCATCTCCTACGCTAGCCACGCTATCTGGCTTGTAAGCTCTAATGAACTTGGCGATGGCCTTAGTAGCTGGCACATCATGGTAAGGCGATTGAAGATCTGATATGACAACTATTGTTTTCAATTTTCTGGCCAGTTCCCATCTAAGACTAACAACGCTATCGCGCTGTAGTTAAGTAAGTCCAGAAAAGAATCTCGTAGAGATTCATTCTCAGGTGTAGCACCGCTATCAATCAGGTGATTGATACGAGCTGTCTTGTCCCACATACGTACACGCAATCCATTAAGAGGGCCGCCAGGAGCAGCAGCGATATTCTTTGGGCCATAATCCTTATGCTTCTGGAGCAGCAGGTTGCCTGCACCATCAAAGATTGCCCACATGTCATCAGCTAACTTGTTACTCATTCTTCAACCTGCTTTCTGGGTAGGATTTTCTGGCCTTTGTAAATATAATTCTTTGTATCTTCATCTAAATCATAGCAAATGTACACAACCTGGTCAATTTGGACATCGGCTGCGTATTCAATTTGGTCAAGCGCCCAGAGTGGCATAGCTACTTTACCGCCATCCCAAGGCCCACCTATAAATGTTGGATCTGCACTCATGCTCGCACCTGTTGATGAATAATTACTGGTTGACCTGAGTTACTGTCGTAGTCTGTTGCAATGTGTAGCGCTTGTTTGACGATACTAACTGCATCGTCAACACTTTTCGGGATACCAAACGCGGCGATAGCCCCGATGGCGTAAGCGCTCCCAGTTCCAATAGCATAGATTCCACGTCTATCTCTAGCCCACGTTGAATCAGATCCAATGTTGTAGATTGTTCCTTGAGTTGCGACAATTAAATCAGCCCCGTCTTCTGTGCCTTTGATTTCATAACCAACTTCTTTGTATGCTTCTTGCACCAACGGAAGAAAATCTACAGTCATAAATCTATCTAATGCCTCTACGGTTGTATAGGCAGGTGGTTTTGGAAAGTCAAACTGGTGTGCAAATATCTGCGCTGGTCTAAAGTCCCCAGCTAAAGCTACGATGTAGCCTTCCTTACGTATGATCTTGCCAGTTCCCTTTGGCATAGAGAAGATACGAGAGTCTTCAGCAACTCGCGTATCTGCTCCAACTACTGCCCAGTTCGGGCCTTGTAGTCCAACTACTGTTGTCAAAGTCTTGAACCTATCCATTCAATTACGTTAACAGTTACTGCATTGCCCATCTGTTTATAGCGATGAGAGTCTGCTTGTCCAACAGTCCAATCATCAGGAAAACCTTGAAGACGTTCACATTCTACTGGAGTTAGGCGACGAATAGGATTAGTGGACCAATATGGCACTCTTGCCCCACCAGTTCCCCAATATGTAGGTACTGTAGGACTTACTGTTTCATGGACGCGAACATCATCCACTCTAGTTGCTTCAAATAAAACTAACACAGTTGCTCTAGACTCAGTGTTATTTTCAAAAGCATTGAGTGTTGGACATACGCCATTTTCAATCCATGTTTCATGGTCTGTATCACTCTGCGCTCTCCGACCCTTGACGTACCACATCTTCAAGAGCTTTCTGCAAATGCACTGGCAGTGTCTTGCCCCCGCGATTTGACCTGCGAAGCACTCCTTCTGCCGCTTTCGCTGTCAATAAATATCGGCTGCTTGCTTCTGTCAGCAACACTTCCGACAATGAAGACTCGACGACGGCGCTGGGGTACTCCGAAGAACTGCGAATCCAAAACTCGCCATTCAATGTGGCGATACCCTGCGTCGGCCAAAGCAGTGAGGACGACTCCGAAATCGCGTCCGTTGTTGCTTGATAAAAGTCCTGGCACATTTTCCAAGATGACAGTCTGTGCTTTAACTTCTTGTGCAAATTGTATTGCGTCCCAGAATAATCCACTTCGTTGTCCAGCGATACCAGCACGTTTGCCAGCGACGCTGACGTCTTGGCAGGGGAATCCCCCGCAAACAATGTCAACTTTTTCAATTAAATCAATCTCCTTTGCCCATTGAGCAGCTGTTGTTACATCACTATGTAATGGCACATCAGGCCAATGTTTTTTTAGAATTTGTTGGGCGTGTTTATCTATTTCAACTTGACCTACACATTTATATCCTGATCGTTCTAAACCAATATCAAAACCACCGACACCAGCAAACAATGATACAAAAGTTTTCATGCTGCCAGTCTATCATCGAACCACGCGGAACCATGTTCTAGGTACGTGTCGTTAACATCTTTATTATCATCTAAGTGGACTACTGTTGCTGTGTTTAAGTCCTCTTTGATGCGCTTGGCTAGCTCTTGTCCTGGGTTTCGTCCGTCTTCTTTGACGTCGTTGTCAGCGAAGATAAGAATTCGGTTATACGATTCAAAGAGTTTCGGAAACCAAGGCTTCCATTGACTGACGCCAGCAACGCCAACAGCGGGAATACCAACAAGACCGCTAAGCACAATCGTATCAATCTCGCCTTCGCAGATCGCAATGGTGTCTGAGGACTTATGTAGATCCATGACATTGAACAGTCCAATCTTCTGGCCAGTAGGCCAAAGGTACTTAGGTGTGCCGTTATCTATGCGGCGAAATTTAATCCCATTGATACCAGCGGGAGTGCGGTAAGGAATAGATAACATTCCAACTGCCATTTCATGCCCAATGCTAGGGTCAACGACGCTTCCAAGCTGGTACAAATCCGCCACCGCTGGACTTATTCCTCGTCCCAATAGGTATGAGGCTGTCGCCTCGTTTCGATGTTCGGAGTATCTTGTGGCTGCTTCCGTTAGCAAGTTTCTCTGCTCTGCGTTTAGCATCTGGGAATCCTTTCAAGTTTTCTTTCGCTTTAACTAGATCATAAACATCGCCTAGTAAATTACATACCAAGCAGTTATACATCTGAATGTCTAGGTTATAGGCAGCTGATGCGTGTGAGTCTTCATGGACTACACACTTACACGCTACCCACCCATACCTATGTGATACTGCGCAGCCATAGGCTTCAAGCACTGCGCCTAAGTCTGGCTTATCTACCATTCAATGTTAAACCAGAAGAAACCTAAGTCTAGGTCAAAGCCATACTTACCAATGGCTATACCAAAAGCTAAGCGATGCCAACACCAGCCACCAGTAACATAAAACTTATTAGTTGAAAATTCTTTAATCATTCGTTAACCACCCTTGTCCATTGATCTAGTGTTTGAATAACCCAAGCATCTTCGATGCCTGCTTGTCTGCGTTTAACAATTACATAGGCAGGTGGTACTGATGCTAAGCCACGCGCCTTAGCGTAGTTCTCAGCTTCGACGCAAGCCTCTCGCCAGAACTGTGGCAGATCCATCTTGGCTACTGCCTTTAATTCAAAAACGTAGGGTTGGCCCGCGACGACGCAAACTAAATCTCCTTGATCTAGTTTTCCAGCACGGGCCAACCTTTCCGTTATCGCCTGAGGCAGCCTTCCCCTAACCCACTTCAGGACATCTGTTTCAAACTTGGAACCTCTGGCCTTGGCCGCAGCCTGCTTACTTGCCATTAAGTCCCAACATCTCTGCTATGTCAAGAGCATCGGAGCGTTGAAGTAATCGGTAAACAGCAGCCTTATCTTCTTCAGAAGATATTGCTGGCATCTGCTCTACTGATTCTTTGTATAACTTTGTATCCATTAGTTGTACTCCCATGATGATGACCCATAACTGGTTTGCCTATGAGTATAGATGTTCATTCGCGAAGCGTCACTCCATAATGATACATACTTAGCACCATTAGGCGAGTGTTGAGCAAAGCGGTTTTTAACTGCTGCCACTCTAAATTCTCCTGTGTGTTGTACAAGGGCAACAGTTAGGATCATCTCTGGCAGTTGTGAAATTTTACCTTGAATTGCTTTTCTACTTGGTGGCATATCGGCTTGGCCTTCTGCCTCAGAAGTGTGGTGTAATAAAAACACCGCAGCTTCTGTCTCACGGGCGATGTGGTGCATAGCCTTGGCTATCTCGCGTAGCCCCGACCATTCATTTTCGTGCATTGACACTACGTTCATAGCGTTGTCAACAATAAGCAGATGGGGATACTCACCAAATGCTTCGGCATATGCACGAAGGGACAGATCAATCTCATCAAGGGTTGGGCTTGGAGCAAAATCAAATCGTAGATGAGTAATGCTATCTAGCTCTGACTGGTAAAACTCCATGCCAACTTCGGATGCAAACGATTCTTCAACAGATGAAACCTGTGTACCTGTCACCATTGCAGCAGCACGTATCGCCGTCGTGTAAGCATCGGTATCTGCGCTGATGTACAACGTAGGTACTTTCATATTAACAGCCATGTATAGCGCCAGTAGTGACTTGCCCGCGTTAGGTGCGCCTGCAATCATCGTCAGCTGTCCCCGCCGAAACCTAATCCCATCACTTTGTAGTGAAGGGAAAAGGTCTGGCAGGATAGCATGATCGTTTACTGACTTAGCTGCTGCTTGTGACAGCGATAGCATCGGTTATCCGCGCAAGAATTTAGGTTCGCACTGGTCTGCTGTACCCTGTGGGGTAGGGCAGAAGTAACCCTTCCATGCTTTTGGAGCGCCAGGCTTTGACTGGCGGAATGTCATCTCACCGTGCTTGCAAGTATAACCTGAACCTGCTTGCACTGGTGGTGTCTGTGCTGGTGGTGCTTGATGATATGCAACTGGTGGTTGTTCAATTACAGTTGCTTTGAACTGTTGTGCAATAGCAGAAACATTAGGTGAGATATTAGAAGCTCCACCTAGATCATTAGATGTTGTCTTGATAAGTGCTGATACCATGCTGATGTCAGTTAGTGATGTTTCTAGTTCACGTACATTATCTGCATAGATGTTTACTAAAGTGCCGTCAGCCAACTTGAAGTTGACTTGCAGCTTGGTGCTTGGTGATGCGCTCATTTGCTTCTCTTTTCTTTTGTAGTTGCTAGTGGGTCATAAATCTGTGCTAACTGTCCGCCTACTGCATAACAGTAATCCTTTACACCGCAAGTGCCACACGACATGCCGATGTTAGGTAAAAAGATTTGCGCATCTAGTCCTCGCTGGAACTGCGCAAACATCTCGGTAAGTACTGGCTCTGTCCATCTTTCAATACCACCGCTAGGTTCTAGAGTAGCACTTCTTGCGCTGTAGTATGCACCATACTGAGGGCGAATACCAAAAGTCATTTCAATACAAGCAGCATAGACACCAAGCTGAAGGCTTGAGTCTGGTGTACGTGCGCCAGTCTTTAGGTCAACTACAGTAAGTGAACCATCTGGGTTTTCAAACACCAAGTCAACAAAGGCTTTGATAGGTACATCACCAAACATGCAAGTCATACCAAGTTCAATACCTGGCACACCTTGAGGTGTTACCCAGACTTTCCAATTGTTAGCCTTGTATGACTGGATAAAATCATCCAGCATCTTCTTGCCGTTCTCATCCCACCAGGCTTTGTTTTCTTTGTCTGGGTTATCTTTAGTCTTACGTCCACCTGTACGCCAGTCAACTGGGTTGGTACTAGACTTAGCTTCAACCTCAGCTATCTGTGCTAAGAAGGCTTCATCCCATATGGCTTGTGTATCTATCATTCAACTTCCCCTGTCACAATCTTTCGTGCTTTCTCGTAGCCGATAATTGTATCAGGGTTAGTCTCTAATTGTATTGCTTTATCAATTCTGATAGCCAGAGCTTGTCTCATAACAAGTTCTGCCTGTACAAATGCTGATCTAAAAGCGTCGGTGTTAGCGACGTTTGCTTTGCGACGATCCTGTCTATTCATATTCAACTCCTGGTACTGGTGCTAGTGCTGCGCTAGTGCAATCAACGCAGATCATATCTAAGAAATACATTGCAATCGTGTTGTCCTCATCGAACTTTACTTTTAGATGAAATACTTCTGAGCCACATGGGCAGACACGTATTGATCCAAGTGAAGTGTAGTCTGCTTTCTCGCCGTGAAGTACTGACAAGCTAGCAATGGGCTTAGGCTTCTTGGCCATCAGCAAATTCTTTAAGTAAGTAACTTTCTACTGCGGCATGAAATGCCGAACCGCCAACAAACCACCACGCTGGTTCACTTGGCGCAGCCAAATCTCTTTCCAACTGCCACGCTTTACCGCATCGGATCCAACTGGAAAAACTACTAAACGATCTATGAGCTACTGTTGTTTGATTCATAGATGAAAGATAGCAGATGGGTACGCTTGCTTGGCAAATCAGACACGCCAATGGGTTTCGATTTGACAAGGATTTGCTTTTGATTTTATACTACGAGCGTCAGCGAGTGCGATCCTGACCTATAGGGGATTGGAAATCCCCTCAGGAATACCAAAAAACCCCCGCCAGTTACGGCGGGGGTTTAAGGGTAAGACTATTAAATTATTATTTAACTGGGTTAGCTACTGGGAAAGCATCTTTTGGATTCAAGTAGCGTAGTACCACTGGCAGTACAGCTGCTAGACCAGAAGCTGCAATCACCTTAGGTTCAGTGTTACCTGATAAATATGATGCAATAACAGCAGCAATAAATGCTCTAGACCAAGTGCCTAGAATTGTGTAGAACTTATCCATTTGGTTTCCTTACTTTAGTTTTAGTTTAGTGATACGAGTTTTAACTTCTGCTGGTGTTTCCACCACTTCAAAGTGCATATCATCCTTACGGTGAGTATAAGTATAGCCTGCACGTAAGCCGTATTTCTTGCATAAAACATCCAGTACCTTGCGCTGGGCAGGGGTAAAAGTATTTTCTTTTCCAAGCGGATGCTTGGCAGAATTCAGATCAATGGCTGTGCCAGAGGCGTGATTAGACAGGCCAGTGGATTGCCCGCGAATAGCGCGGTAAGCGTATCCCCAGTCATCTAAGGTGCCTTTATCAATAGGCTCTACAAGGGTATGAAACTCGGCAGCAAAAGCCGCCAGGATAGGCCCACAAGCCTCAGCACAGCGTAGTTTAAGGTCTGTGCCTGCCACTGGGATTGGTTTGATATGGATGGCGCCAGGGTCTTTGCTAGCTGGCCAACCGTTCTGGCTTGTCTCGCTCATGCTTCTGCCTTTGCCTTCATTACTTCTACGTCAATCTTGATCTGCTGTTGATTTTCTAACAGTTCTTCAACCTTGTTAATAAGACCTGTCTTGCCATCATTGTAAAGTGCATATTCAATACGGGCTAACTTGTCTTCAATTACTTCAGTATGTTTCTTAATAGATTGCT